AGGGCGATAGTCTCGTGGTTGTAACGTGCTGTGAAGGCTTCCTGTGCGTTGTCATACGCAATGGCTTGACCCTCGTTTTTGACGGGAGCAGAAGCAAAGCCAGCCAGCTTTGTCTCTTCTTCAAAGCTACGCTCAGATTTCTCTGTTTCGTAGATTTCTTTGTGCTCTTCGCCATAACGGGCGTATTCCATACCGAACAAAGCGTTCAGGCCGGGGAGCAACTCTTTAAGTAGTTGTGCGCGTGAGATTGCCATGGTGATTTACTCCTTACAGGCCAACGGCGTTGGAATAGCTGTGATAGCCGGGGTTGAACTTCACCAAGATATCGGTGTAAGCGTCGCCAACTTGCGATGTGGTGCTGTTCACAAAACCAATGACGCGGAAAGCGGCAGAAGTAGTAACAGCGGAAGCACCTGCCACAACAGCAGTGTTTGAGTTGCCAGTGGTGGTGCTACCTGTGGAGGTAGATTGCACGGCGTTCAAGAACACGTTAGCGCCCAAAGCAGCTTGAGTCACAGAGCCAGCAGATTGCACTTGGAACACAGCGCGGTCGTCATCAATCACGTAAGCACTGATTGTCGAGCCGTTCACCGCGGCGGTGTTGGCAGGATAGTACTGAGAGTAAATGATTTGGCCTTGTGCGTTGGTGTATGTGCAACCAACAAAAACGCCAACGCAACCAGTGTTAGCAGTACCAGTGGGGAAACCATTGGTAGTTGCATCAGCGCCAGTTGAAGTAGCGATGTTGAGGTAACCAGACGCGTTTACATACACGAGCGAACCATTGAAGATGTTCGTGTTGTACCCGGCTGGGTCGATCAAGAAAGAGCGAGTGCTACCAGCATATGGTAGGCCACCCAACTCGTTCACGGCTCGAAAGCCGTAGGGAGAAGCGGTAGATGCCATTTAAGGACTCCTAAGTTTATTTAGAACCAGAACCAAAACCACCACGCGTTGATGTCGACTTGCGTTCGGCAAACAACGGCATGCGTGGGTCATTTTGTCGCATGAAACTGTTGTCAACAGAATCCATCTGGTTTTGAGCTTGCTGGTTGTAGTACTCATTCCGGGCTTCGTGTTTTTCTTTGGCCATTTTGCAAAGCATCAGGCCGCCAATTTCTACGTTCCCAGTTTTTTCGTTACCCAACAGCATCAATTCTGGATGGTCTGTAGCCTTTACCGGCTCCCAACCTTCACGCATTTTGCGCGATACGTTGGTCACTTCCGCTTGTCCCAGAACGTGTGTAGCCACCCAGTGGTACACATAGCCCGGTTCAGGCGTTGGATCAGGCAGGTTTGTCGGCGGTACGTATACAGCACGAGCAGATTTTTCGCGTGATGTCGTATCACGGGGGTTCCGGGTAATTGTTTCAGCCATTTGATTTCTCCAATTTTGCTACTTCTGCAGCATACTGCTGCGGGGTTAAGTTGTATTTTTTAGCCAACGCAAGTTGCGTAGGCGTCAATTGCACCTTTCGTGCACCGGTCGAACGAGTCGCCGGAGCCACAACCGAAGCAGGTCGTTTGGTTCCATCACCGGATTTTGGCTTGCCCTCATCCCCAAACACGTCCGGGAATGTGGTTTTCATGCGAGCATCAATGCGCTCGAAATATTCGTCTGAGCGGGGGTCAAGTCCCGAATTAACTAGTTTTTGGTGCAGCCCTAGTGCAAAGCTGGTGTGTTCTTCAAAACCGTCTGCCCCAAACCACTGGTTTTTTGCCTGCCAGCGCAGCGTCTTTTCGTCGACTTGGGGTTGCGTATTTTGCTGTTGACGTGTTTGTACAACAGTTTCGTCCACTTGTAAAGGGGTGGGGCGATAATTTTTTACATTTTCCGCCCGCATCTTGGCATCCATCAACGCTTCTGATGCGGCGGTAATGGCCTCGTTGTCAAAAGACTCTTGGGCTTCTTTCAAAGCTCTGCGGGCCTGTTCAACTTCCGAGTCCGCAATCTGTTTGACGGAGGCTACATACTGCTCAGCGCCCGTGTTCACGGTCTGCTTGAGCTTGCGGTTTTCTTCGTGCATGTACTGCGCGATACGCTCAAGCTCTTGCTTCTCGCGCAAAAGCGCTTCCTTGGCCCTGCGCTCGTCGTGACGTGCGTGGGTCAGGTCCTTGATACGCTTCTTGACATTGTCCGAGTAGCTTTCAATCTCGTCATCGGTTGGGTCCGCCACGTCGCGGTCCAAAGGCTTGCGGCCTCTGTCTTGCGCGGGGGTGTCGTCGACAATTTCAATCTCAATGTCGTTCTCGTCGGTCGTTACCTCGACCGTTTTTTCCTCGATCTCGTCGGGGAACTGATATGAATCAGCCATTTTTACTCCTTAAGCGCGGGTTAAACCGCGGGGGTCTTGCACAACAGCATCAACTTGGTCATCGTTGATGAGACGGAACTCTTTCCCAAATATCTTGAATCTGGTACCAGAGTAGGTACGCACCAACACGAAGTCGCCTTCTTTACACCAAGCCCCGGTAGGAAACTTAGCGGTGTCTTTGTACGCATCGGGGCCCACACGCAAGACAAACAGCACCGTGGTGGCGTGCTCTTCTTGTCGCAGGGTTGCGGTGTCACGAACCAAATCAAGGGAAGTACCAGCAATCTTTTGATCGACTTCTGGAACAACACACAGCAGCTTCCACCCTGTTGGGTTTGGCAGTGCCCCTGCTTTTGTTTCGGTATCTGCACCTTCTTCTGGCGCTTCTAGAGGTTGGACTTGTCTTGGCAGAACAATTCCGGGCGGCAGGATCAAACCTGATTCAGTCTCGGTCATACGATTTCTCAACTTTCTCTGCAAGGTCTAGGATGTAACGCTCCGCGGTAGCAAGACCCTGAATGATCCCGCAGAGTTTTTGGTAATCGTCAAACGAGCGGCATGCCCCACTTGCCATGTCATCGGCGTAGTTGTTCATGTCGGTGCGTATTTTTTCGCGCAATACGCGTGCGAAATCTTCAATCATTTTGGTTTGGACTCCAGTTTATTGGCCTGAATAATTGCGGACATTGCTTGCTGGCGCTCTTGCGCTTTGCTCTTTGCGATGTCGACACCAAGTTTGATGCCGTCACGTTCTTGTTCAAACTGAGCCTTGTTCTTGCTCTCGTTGATCTGTGCGCCAACGCGCAGCGCTTCGAGCTCCAGATTGCCGGAAATTTTCTGCTCTTCCAGCTCCAGTTTGTCTGAGGCAGCGGTAGCGTCCACGATGATCTTCTTCTCTTTCAACTCCAGCTCCTTGGCCTTGAGTTGCAGCTCCTGCATCTGCATCTGGATAACAGGGTCTTGCGCTTGCTGCTGGGCTTGCATTTGCGCAGCTTTGGCTTGGTTCTGCATGAGCACTTGCTGCGCAGCTTGGGCCATCATTCCCGACAGCGCAATCTCCACCTTTGGCGGCAGCTTCTCGTCTTCTGGCGGCAGCGGGATACCCAACTGTTGCTCAAGCTGGTTGCGCATCATGAAGCCAACGTGGTCCGCTACGTGTGCAGTCAGCGCCGCTTGGATCATCGGGGCACGTGGATTCTGGCCAATCAACTGCATGATCGTTGGGTCTTGCAGCATCGCCATGTGCACTTGGATATGCGACTGGTGGTCTTGGTGCAAGAACGCCTTGACCGGCTCGCCTTTGAGCACGTGGTGGTTCTCCGTTACCGGGTCGGTGGGTTTCAAGTCCTCCTCCAACGGCACGAGCTTGTCTGCGTGCTTGATGCCCAACACCTCCAACATCCCACGGTGCAACTGCGGCAGGTCGTAAATGTCCGGGGCCATCTGCGCCATCTGAATCACGGCTTGATACTGCACAACACGCTGGCTCAGCGTTGCTGCGTTGGGGTCGCTCACAGGCAAAATGTCCACGTGCTTGTAATCTGTGGCTTTAGCCTTGGGGCCCTCTTCGCCATCGGGCTCGTAGGTGTACTCGTCATCCGTGTAGTCGCGGATGATTGCTGCCAGCAGTTGCAGTTCTTGTTTCAGCGCGTAGTGCACACGGGCCTGAACGGCCGTCATCACTTTTAACTGACGCTCAAGCAGTGCAAGCGTGGAGCCTACAGGCGCATTCGCGCCCATGTCGCTAATTTTCATATCCGCTGTTGCGGCAAAACGACGGCCCTCTTCCACCACGTTGCCCAGCAACGCCATCAGAACTTGGCTCGGCTCTTTGTAAGGAAGCGGTAAGATGTTGTCCCGGATAGCGCCAGAGCCCACATCCACATCGCGCCACTCACCCGGCGCAATCGGGGTGTCATCGCCCTTGATGCGCAAGCCACGCGACTTCAAACCGCCGGGCAAGTTAGACAACGTACCTGCGTCAATCAACTGTCGCATCAAGCTGGTGGCCGACTTGGCAAACCCGCCGATCAAGTGGAACAAGCCAAACCCGTAAGCGCCAAAGCCCGGGATGTACTGGTAATGCACAAAGTGCTGGCGCTTGAGTTTCAGCGTATCGTCTTCTCGCCAGTTGCGGCGGATCGACAGCACCGTGTTTGTGCCGCGGATGAATGTCACCACGTAAGGCAACGCAATGCCGGTGGGCTCTCCGTCATCGTCCTCATCCTCGTAGCCCTTGAGGTCCAAGTCCACGTGGCACTCGTACAGAGTAAAGCGGTCATCGTTCAAGTCACTGAACCCGGTCTCTTTGTCCTTGGCTTTGTTGATCTCGTCGGTGGCTTTGTCAGGCTCACCCAAGTCCGCGTCCACATAAAACCCGGCTTGCTGCAGTTTGACGATTTCATTTTTTGTCTTACGCATCACGTGCGTAACGCGGTAGCAAGTCTGGATGTCCGATGTGCCGTACGGCAGCAAGATGTCCTCTGCGGGGATAAAAATCGAAACCTGACGTCCCAAACTGGGATCAAAATAAACTTTCTTGAACGCCGATCCGGTAGCTGGCAGCGACCACAGCATGCGCTCATGCTCGGGGCGGAACTCGTGCATGTTCTCCGTGAGTTGGAAATTCATATCCTCCTCAACCCGCACAGCGGCAGCTTTCTTCTCTGGCGTCTCCTTGCCCACAATCTTTGTACGCACAGGCCCACGGGCCGGAAACGTCTCGGTGATTGTCTCTGACTGAAACCGGACAACCGCCTCTGTAATCATCGGATGAAACACGCCCGATGCACCGTTCCACGGCTCTGTGCGCTCCTCCATCTGCAAGCCCAAGAGTTTCAATCCCTCGGTGTAGGCTTTCTCCCAGTCCTTGCGGCTGTTGCGGTCATTGTCGATGTCATCGGCCAAGTCTCCCGCCATTGTAGTCAGGGCACTATCGTCCATGAATTCGGCCAAGTTGGCGTCGAAGTCCTCGTCCGTTGGCTCGCCTTTTTCGATGGAGATGTCCAGCCCGTCGGCGTGAATGTTCACAGCTTCAGGGTCAATAATCTC